GTTTCCCAGTCACGATCTTAGCGAGGGATTCATTTCCGCCATCATGTTGCCCATAGGAGTAGGTGTTGACATGGAAACACCGGGAGGGAGTTCAGCGGGCAAACCCTGGAATTCGGGAGCCTCGCCTCCAAAGGGTGAGAGGTCTGGAAACTGCATTGGTCCGCCGGAGAAACCGCCCATCACGTTAGATCCTTCTGCAAGATGATGTACTTCTGTTCCCAATCGGGCTTCAGCTTGGCCATTCCCCTTCGGGTGTAGGCTTCCAGGACATCGCAGCCGTTAGCCATAGCATAAGCTTCCATTTTTGGCGAATGTTCGTTCAGATGCTCGATTTTGCCCGCAGCATACCTAAGCAAACATTTACGCTTTCTTGGGAAGTCGATGATTTCGGTAATGCAGGCCGAGACAACCTCACCCTCCTTCTCGATAATCCAGAGAGTCCAACTGCCATGGAGTAGATGCCTCACGACATCAACCTCCGAATAGGACCCTTCACCCATGGAAAGAACAATGAGGTCCTTGGCTCTCGGCCAATCCTCCAAAACATCTTCAGGGTGGACCGTCCTAACCGAAGAGGAGATAGGCGAAGGTACGATCCGCAGTTGCTGAGTTGGCATGGTTAATAACCGCCTGTCCTTCAGTGGTGTTGGGGTAGGTCTGATAGATAGTCCCGTTTCCCTTTTCCGCCGATGCATTAGCCGTTGTGGGCCAATACTCGACAACCGTCTTAGCACTGATTCTCTTGTCCGAAAGGGTGGTGGTGGCCGCGCTCGTAGCTAGGGTAAACGTACCAAGATTGTTAGTCCTTCCCGCCTGGGTTCCGTTCCCCACTACGGCAATCTGCCTAATCCACTCGATAAATTGCCGGAAGACCTGCTCCTGGCCCTCCCGTCTCAGAAGCATCTCCAAATCGGCGTAATAGGCTTCCGGGGCTATCGGGAAGTTCCGTGAAGAAGCTCTGGGGCTCGTAACCATTAGACAGACCCCATACCGTCGTTCAAAGCCTGAACCCCCTGCGCGTGGGTCCAATCATCTCCGGTAATCGTCACGCGAACCCTGTGGTAGCGGGATTCGTTATCAGCCCCGATTTCACCCGCCCCGTCCGTTCCCTGGCTCGTATCGAAGGAAACGCTATCCTGGAGGGAGTTCCTCCCCGCAACCTGGGCCGTGACCGTCCCGCCATCTACCAAGGGCCTTAGTTTGGTGAGTTTCGTCAACCTTCCGGGGTTCAGTTCAACTTCCGGGGTCTCCAGCGTAGCGGGATAGTTGGAGCCATCGAAGTTGCCCAGCTTGTGGTCGGTGCTATAGGCCCCAAAAGTGGCAGACCCTCCCTGCCATTGGGAGGAGTCGAGAGAAGCCAATCCGGGGGCGTCGATGGATGTGCGAACGAACCTGTTCCCCGAGTCCGCCGCGCTCGGCAAAGCGTCGTCAATCGTGATGTCGCTGGCCCCGATGGAGTCGATAGTAGTCTGGTGGATCGTTGCATCGTTCAGGGTAATCCTAACCGTGTCGTCCACATTGAAACCCGAGACGCTTGTGACGGATATAATAGTTTGTCCACCGGCCTCGTTCGCGCTCAAGGTCGTGTCTGCTCCCGAGTCCAGTGCGAAAGCGTCTATTCCTTCCAGATTAACGCCTTCGGACGTTGGATTAATCAGAAGGTCGATTTCCACTTCTGCGAAAGACCATTTCCTGTCGACCCATTCATAGAAGAAAATCGTAGAGGTCGCGCCGGGAATGAGCCACGCAACCACCTTGTTGATAGGGTCAATCGCGGCTGAAACCAAAGGTGCGTCCGTTACGTCAAGCTGAGACCATACCTTTCTATCGACCTGATTGGCCCCTATGGGATAGCTCTGCGACCCGTCCGTATAGAAGAATCCTTCCTCGGAAAGAAAGAACACCAACCTTCCATATCCAATGACCGAATTAGGAATGGGAGTTCCTCTCTTGCGGTCGATGGAATCGAACTGGAAGATGGTCTCCCCGCCGGAATAGGTGACGCGGGTGATGGATTTCTGCTGGAACAAGAGTCCGTATTCCACGCCGCCCACGATCTTCTGCACCCAGCCCGCGCTGGGTCTGTCCTCGATATCGCTCTGGGTCTGGGAGTCGGGGTCGAAGTCCGTGGAGTCCTGGAAAGCGGACCACCACGTTCTATAGGGAACGTCTCCGTCCGTGGCGTCGTTCGTATTACCAAGAAAGAGGAAATCCCTGATAACCGCAATATGTCTGGCTTTTGGAGTGAGCGTTGAGGTGATGTGGTCTGCAAACAACCCCGATCCGCCAACATCCAGGCTTTGAACCGGGTCCGAAAGGTTTGTGCCAATCACCTTACCCCCGAACGCGGCAAACTCCCACACTTCATCCGTGGCCGTTGAGTATCCCCCGGACTTGGATTTATCCGTGACCCCGCTGGAACCCACCTGATAGATTTTTGCCGCAACGCCCGCGTAGTTGAACTTGTTGGCCGATGAATCCTGAGCGTTAATTCCCCCCAGAACAGTGCTTTCAAGGGCATCCGAGAAGGTGGTGAGCATCTTGAAGGGAAGATAACTGTTGCCTGCCGGAATTACGTTCTTCGCAACGGTAGAGCCGGGATTGGCGTAGTCGGGAAGGTCGGGCAGCCACGGACCAAAGGACAAAGTTTCCCATTGAGCCGGGACTAACTCCTCATAGATCGGACGGAGGCGCTCCAGTAGCGTCATGTCATCTGGGCCTGCCGTTGTGGAATCACCGTATCGCCGCTGTAGCGGTCTCTCGCGTTCGCATTATGGGCCTGCTCCACCTGACTCTCATAGAGCGCCGTGTTGGACATGATGGCCGTCCCATCCTGAACGTAGTGTGCGGCCTCCAGGAGCGCCGCATAGAGGTAAATGCCCGGCCAGCGTGCCAACACCGCATTTGTATCAGAATCGTCTGAGAGGGCCGCAGGATGGGCGTAGTGGTCTACTTCAATGGAGGTCGCGCCGCTGGGCGTCGGTGCCCAGACGAAATTCCCTCCAATGATGGTGAAATAGGCCGGTGTTCCTGTCGGAAGCCCTGAGTAGACAGACCTGAACTCCGTGGGGGAGCGGTATTCCAATCTTCCACCACCGGAGATATACAAAGCACGGGCCTGAACAAACCGCGTAGGCAAGGTATCGGTCTCCTGAGAGGCCGTGGTGGTGATTGTGGAGGATGCCTCCATCTCCCTCACGCGGAGGTCGGTGAAGATTCTCGCCTCCCCCAAGGCGATGTACTCGGGAATTCGGGCCGTTATGAAGCCGTCAGGGCGGGTTCTCCAGTTCTCAACGGCAGTTTTCAACTCACCATAATTCGTGATAGCCATTAGCTTTCAGTCCAGGTTGTTGACGCCTTTGCCTCATCACTCCAAGTGTCCGAAGCCTTCGCCTGTTCGCTCCAAGTGCTTGTGGCCTTTGCGGTCGGTGTCCAGATTGAGGCTGCCGAGTAGTCAAAGGTAACGTCCTGACCTGTCCACAGGTAGGAACCCGCTTCGGCGGATAGTACACTATCGACAAGGAAATTAGCAACTTGACCGGTCCAGCTATAGGACCCAGCCTCAGCCGAGATGCTGAACCCCGAGATGTAGGTTAATGTTGCGTCTTGCCCGGTCCAGGCATAGGAGCCCGCTTCTGCGCTGATATTGGACGTATGGAGCAACGAGGCATCTTGGCCCGTCCACGCATAGGACCCGGCCTCGGCAGAGATGATGATGCTGTAGAGAAGGGTCGCATCCTGGCCAGTCCAAGCGTATGACCCTGCCTCAGCGGATATAACCGCGTGGTGTTCCAGATTTGCGGTCTGACCCGTCCAAGCGTAAGAGCCCGCTTCGGCATCCAGCGCAAAGGCTGGCGTTAGTGTGGCATCCTGTCCGGTCCATGCGTAGGAACCGGCTTCCGCCGAAACGACCGAGTGGTATTCGAGATTCGCGACCTGACCGGTCCAGGTGTAGGACCCGGCATCCGCCGTGAGGGTCGTGTCCCCACCGGATACGACGGTGAAGGGACCTACGTCGTAAGGCGCGCTTCTCGTGGTCCCGGCGATATCCCCGGTGGTGTAGTCGCCAATCGTAAGACCAGCACCGGAGGCGTTGGAGTGCTGTTCCTGGGCGTCGTTGTGGGTCGTATCGTCCTGGAGTCTCAGGTCATACGGAGCAGAACCCGTGATGTCGTTGACCCAGATTTCAGAACCGGCACCGGGCGTGCCGTCGCTGATTGATATGCTCTCTGTCGCGTTGACCGCGCCGGAGTCTCTGGCCGTAATCGAGGCGTCGGACGACATGCAGTTATCAAGCTGCCAGTTGTCCGAACCAACGCCATCGTCCCTAAAGGCTTCTGCGGAGCCGGAATCGCAATCCATTGTCCAGGTGTTATGGACATTGAAATTGCCCGTCTGGCCGCTATCGCCGCTGTTCCATAGAAAGGCACCGGCATCGCCGGAACCATCCAGGCCGCATTCCCACAAGCCACAGGAAATAGCGTTGATCGTGCTTGTGAAGTTAGGCCCTGGAGCGTTTTGAAGATGGAACCCGGCCCTGCCGAACTGAGTAAAGTAGCAGTTTTCGGCGTTGATCGTCGCCTCTACCTGGGAGTAGATGCCGTCCTGATTGCCACTACCGCCGTCGTTCCCCTGGAACACGCTGTTGATAAGCGTGACCGTGCCACCACTCGCGGCCATTCTTATTGTTTCGTTGGAATCACCCGTGTTGTTGAGGGTGATTAAGAGGCCATCAATCGTACAGCCGGTGTTATCAACCTCAAGACAGTGACCCGATGTCACCGCGAGTTCATAGTTTGAACCGGCATTATCGAAGCCTGCATGACGGGCTTGGTCGCTTACCTTTCCCCTGAAGATCAGGTTGTTGTCCGCAAGAGTCGCCGTAGTTGTGTCTGTGGTCGAAGACCAATCCCCTGATACCTCACCGATGTCGCTTGCGACGGTAGAGGCGTTGGAGGCCCAAGCATTCGCGGAAGTGTAATCCCCACCGGAGGGTTGGATATCCCAGGTGGTCATGCCGCGATCCTGAGCCTTGGCCTCAGACGGTCATTCATGGACCTGTCAAAAGTCGCACGATCACACTTGCCAAAGCCCCCAGCGTCAATGATTTGGTCGCACCAGTTCTTTTGGAGCAGCCATCTCGGCCCGAGAGTGACCTTTATGTCGTTGAAATGCTTCGTGAAGTAGCGGTCAAACCACTTGATGTGGTGAGCGTACTTCAACACGAAGACAGCCTGATACTGGTTTACGGATTTCAGGGTATTGGGGAACCTGAGTCGCAGCGTTTCTCTCGTTCCCAAATCCCATTCGGCTATGTCTGGAGCAGTCGCGACAACCTGCATTCCATCCGCGTGGGTGCCCCACTCCAAGCGCGGGAAGTTGGTCGCCTTGTCCAAGTAGAATTCGAGGTCCGCCTTGCTGGCGTCCGTAACCTCAACGATGAGATTCCCGCCAGACAGGTTCTCTCTGCGCCCCCAGTGGGGTGCCCACTTATGGATGTAGTCCTTGACACAAATGACCTGTCCCGTCCTCTGTTTCCCAGGACGGAAGACCGGCCAGAATTCAGACGGTAACCGGTGATCCCATGCGCTGATTAGAAGCTGACACGTCACTGACAACTCGTAATGCAATCAGTTGAGACGATTAGGTCATCGTAGTAGATGCGCCAGAGACCGTCTCCGAAGGTACCGGAGCCAGCCATCAAATCACCATCGTAGCCGGTGATGTAGTTGGACAGGTAGATTTGCCCGTAGGGACCGGTAGGCTCACGAATTCCAGAGGTCGAGACCACCAGAACACCGTCAATCCAGAGGCGGTAGCCGTCGTCAATCCTGACCTCCAATTCGATTTGGTGCCAAGTGTCGTCCTGCATGACGTGGCATTCAGGCAATCCGATGGTTCCGGTGCCCGTGCCGTTGCTGTAGTTTCGGTGGCTGTCGATGTGCTGCCAATTGCAGTTGTCGGACGGGACGCCTTGAGCCGGAAGGACAGGCTGGAAATCTCCTCCTGACGTGACCATGTGGCCCGAGCAGGAATAGACTAGTCCGGGGATACCGGTCAGCCAAGCATTCCTTACGGAGTCGTAGAAGACAATCTCCTCGGCGGAGCAGGACCGAGTCCCGGCAACAAGCTGGAAGAACTTCATGCCCGAGCCGTGTGATCGTGACTGGGAAAC